GAGCACGAAGGTATTCGTCACGAGTTAGTTTTGTTTGAAATGCTTGAGGAGCTTTTTGGATCTCAGACATTTCTTCTGGGGATAACAATTGGCTCATTGTTGGATTTTGTGGCGCATTGTTGCCATAAGCCATGCCATTGAATTGTTGTCCGTAATTGTTCATGTTGTACATAAGTTTTTCCTCCTAGGATAAAAACGGAAAAATTCGATACCCATACGATATACCTCATAACGAGGTATATCATTATGGTATCATTATTATAGTTTACAATCAAAAATATGTTTAGATTTACTATTTCCGACTGAAACTAAATTACATTTGTTTATAAAAGTGTTATATCGATACTAATTTTTTATTAATATGAAACTGGATGAACAGTTTTATCATATTCTTCCAAATCAGTAAAGTTACGTTTTCCATCAGGGCTGTTTTTATGAGCTTGATTGGAATAAGCATACATGCGTTTTCTTTGAATAGCAATGTCTGCATTAGTTTGTTCGAATAAACGATGTTTATTATAATCGATTTGATCTTGAGTCATATTCAAAGCAGCAGCTACTGCATCGAAAGCTTCTTCGTTGATTTCACAACGAATATTTTGAATTTCGCCATAATCAACACAGATCATAGCAGCTGGGACCATAGATTTTGAACCAAAACTCATACCAGCAGATGGAGAGTTATGAATTGTACTAGGGTTCATTACTAGGAAGTATACGAAATATCCTTCTGCGTCATTCCAAATTACATTCCCATTATGATAATCTATTACGTTCAAACTATTATCGCATACAACATGTGTAGGGAATTTCATCTTTTGAATAGATCCATCTCCACGTCGTACATTAGTCTCAGCTTTCTCACAAAGAGTTCTTAGTTTTACAACATCAACTGTTTCCAAGATTGAGTACCTCGCTTTCTAAAATATCAGGTTTATTTGAATGTAAACCTAATCAAGGGATACTGTTTCTTCTTGTTCATATTTGCTATTAATCTCTTTATATTCTCTATTAAGTTTTCTATATTCTACAATTTCATCATATATAGTATTAAACCGTTCATCAACCTTAAAGCAAGTGATCATCACACCATCAATAGAAACGGGTACTATAAAATCTTTATACAGATATACCATACAGAAAGGACTCTTAGAATGTGCCTTCTTACACATGTATTTCATATATGAGTATATAGATTTAAAGTTAGGATGACGTGGTATATCTTTAAGACATATTCCGTTCTTCATTACATTTCGTCTAAATTTATTCTGACCTTTCTTATTCTTAAGATTAGCCCTTTGTCTCATACGACGAACTGAATGTTTGGATAGTGTAGCTCTATGATATATAGAACGAAATCTGTTCATTAGAAAAATACCGATTGGTACTTTCTATTGAAGCTGTTATTTAACGTCATCCCGATTGATCTAATTTGTGTAAAGTCGCCAGTTTGAATATAGTTTGTGATACCATTATACATAATTTGATACATAATCATCTTAGCATTTGTTTCATTTGCTACTTCATTTACCAAACCAAAATCACCTGACTGAGTATATAACTCGGTACCAGCTATTTTAATACCTAGTAAAATTATATTAGCTTTTCTGATATCGAATGCTAGCATATCTAGAGCATATTGTAAAATTCTTGCATCAGTTTTAAGAACTTCTTCAAATTTAGGATTTGAAACAGAACCTCTGGCGATATCTCTAAATAAGAATTTAATATTTCTTCTAATATGATCCATAGTAATAATTTCTTTTCTATTACCGCCATACATCTTATCTAGAAACATACTCTTATCAGTCTTCTTGTTTACAAATGGTTGTTTTATTTCTCTCATAAAATTCACCTACTTTCTAATACTATTTTTAATGAGTACTATTTAGTTGGTGAGTTCATCTCTTTGTAATAGAAGAGTTGCAAATCATTAGAAGTCATCAATTTGTCTCCTTCTTCTTTATCTTGATTTGCATAATCTGTTACATATTCATCTAACTCATCTACAGTTAAACCTTGATCTGGGAAGTATTTTTCTATAAGCATACGCAAAAAAGAATAGATCGAAACTTCTTTACCTAATCCAAGGTTGCCACTCATGACATAACTGTTCAAACAGTCATAATTCATGAAGGCTTGAAGAAGATATTGGAATACTGTTTCTCTACCTCGTAGAGCCATCCATTCTCCTTCATCTGTAGTGTCACTACCAGCTAAGACAAATAATAATAGATATGGCTTATCATCGATTATTACTTCTTCTCTAGTAGTAGGGTCAAATAGCTGCACTATTTGTTTTCTTTCTCTAAAGATTGGCATCTTAATTCCTCCTTATATGGTTAAATTAGAACTACACTACACTATTATAGTATACATTTGAAGTATGATTTAGAATAAAAAAGAAAGGCCATTCAAGGCCTTTCCATTTTATATTATAGATTTACCATTTAGAGATATAACAGACTTTCTTACTGGAATCATTGTTCTATGTGTAGGTAAAACATAGATACAAGCATTTCTAAATCTAGTTATTCCAGTATAATTTAGATTACGTTGAATATCTCTATGAAGATGCTCTTCTAAATAAATACCAGTAAAGTATTGAGACCCCTGAGATATATGAGTAGTGATTGCATAACCAAATTCAAACTTTTCTAATTTAGAACCGAATTTGTTATTCATCATAGACTTCATTTCTCTTCTAGTTCTATAATCAGATATGAAATATTTAAAGTCACATTTTAATTTCTCAAATTTGATATCTGGAAATAAATCTGGTACAAAGTCCATCATAAAACTCTTAGCTTCATAACCAGTAATAGATGGATAGTTTGTAACTGTTCCAGCCAAACCATTAGCTAGATTAATACCATCTATACCTACCCTCCAGTTATTTTGTCTACATACTACCTTTTCTCCAATTATAGGTACTGGACTTGAGGTTTTCAATATATTACGTCTTACATAACCGTTAAATTGATCTCTAGTCTTATTAGTTCCACATATAAGAGTTTTATACGCTTTAATCATATCATCATCTAAATCATCTTTTGATATAACTAAAACATCACCATAGTTTCCAACTCTTGGTCGTATACCTTTTATGAGCATATTGGATATTTCTACTATAGCAGAATATTGTGCTTGTCTCATAATCTTAGATAATCTAAATACCTTACCAGTATATAGAAACCCAGGTTTGTCTGCTACTGGTGGTAATTGGTTAAGATCTCCACATGCTAATATTTTAATACCATTGCTTTCCATTTCTTGTCTCATTTTCAATGGTATAGTAGATGCTTCATCGACACATATTAGTTTAATCTCATTAGGATCTAATGGAGAATATACAAATCTTTTAGTAGTATATTCTTTACCCATTACTCCATCTTTCTCAGTCTTAACCTCTAATTTATATAACCAAGAATGAGCAGTAGAAGCATTTGGAAATCCATTTAATCTCATAACAATAGCTGCTGATCCAACATATGCCATAGGAGCAACTTGTTCTGGCCTCAAACCAAGTTGGTCTATAATACAATGCATTACAGTAGATTTACCAGCACCAGCAGGAGCACTGTATTGGAATACCAATTCCGATTCATGCTTATACCAGTGAACAGCAGCTTTTATAAGAGCTTGCTGTTCATCAGTTAATTCAAAATCTAGTATCATTTCTTTCCCTTTTCATTTTCAAGAGCTTCGAAGTATTCTTTTTCATATGCGTCATATATACCTAAGATCTCTCTAACTGGACCATTAGTCATAGCTTCTAATCGCATATATGCTTCTAGGTATTTAGTAGAGTCTTTATAATGCATATCTGTTTTAATCTTTGCACCATTAGCATATAGTAAAGTCATATATCCATAAGTATCTACTTTAGGAGCTTGATTTGGTTTAGCAGACATGATTTGAGCAGATACAATTTCTGGATGAGATTTTTGTAAATATTGCTTTAGCAACTCATCCATAATGATTGGGTTATTGTAAGGATCGAAGATTAGATCTTTCTTATGAAGAATACCTCTATTTGTATTTCTTAAGAATTTGCCTCTTACGACAATATAATCTGGGTTTTCAAAGTCCTCTTCTGTATCGACAATGTAACCCTCATGATCCTCTTCAAGACCTGTAATTCTTAATACATCTTTAATGAATCTTTCTGATAATTCTGGATTAGTGCAAGTAGATGATCTAAATTGTGTTAAAGAATCAATCTCTCCACCTAATACGTTTGCTTTTTTCTTTGCCATAATAATTTCTTCCTTTCTTTTTTAAAACATAATTCTATTACTATCTTATCTGATTGGTTTTCATATTTTATATTTCGACACACTAATAATGAAAGAGGTGATATAATGAGTACTCATAATGTGAATTCTAGTACAGAAATAGCTATACTTCTAGATGATTACGTTAATAAATTCCATCCAGGTGAGCAATTATTTAAATTGCAAATGACTGGAGGTATGCAAAATAACAGCCGTGCTTTATATAGAAACCAAGTATCTATTCCTAATCTTATGAATAAAGAAACTGAGGGATTAGAGTTTGGTGAAGTAAAAAGAACAGCTGTTGTTAAATTAGCACTTCCAAGAGAGGTTACAAGAACTTACCCTAAGAAATATATCCCAGTAGGTACTAGATTTATAGTCACCTTTTTAAGTGGGGATATTACTAAACCTCAAATTATTGGAATGGAATTATAGGAGATCCAGATGGCGATATATTACAATAGTGCTAGCCTAGGTATTACAGAAACTCATACTCTAAAAGAGTTTATTGATACAGGTAATGCTGCTAGTGATAATTCAGATTACAAATCTATCTCATATTATGAAACAAGAGATGGGTTTGAGTTTGTAGTAAAAAACTTATTAGATGATTATCTAACAGATTTAAAAGAGCAATGTATTCTAATTGAATTAACTCCTCAAGAAGTTAATAAATATAAATATAACCCGAAAATGCTTTCTTATAAGATATATGGTTCTACAAAACTATTCTACACTATCTTACGTTTGAATAATATTTGTAGTACTCATGAGTTTACAATTCCAAATAAAAAATTGTATCTCTTGCCTAAGACTACATTGTCTAATGCAATCTCTATTATATATAATAAAGAATCTATGGCAATGAATACTTACAATCAAAAACATTCTAGAGATAAGATTATTACTCCTGTGAATAAATTCATATCTAAATCTTATTCTTCAACAGCATCAATTGGTTCATCTAGTACTTCTTCATCTTAAGACAAAAATAGTGGTATGGGATTATCCCATACCACCACTTTAATGTGTTTGAGCATTGCTATGTGGAGGTGGTACTAGATATACAACCTCTTTCTTTTTATTTCTATTAAATGGAGATGAATCTTCATTATCTAATGAGAATTTAGGAGTCATCTCTACAAGTTTAGTATCTTTAATATCAGTCTTAGGCTTTTCAACCATTGTATCTACAGGCATATAAACTTCATTATTTTTCTTAGGAGTTTTTACCAAACCAGAACCAGAAGTCATATCAACTGATTTATTTAATGCTTCTAATCTCTTAGCTGGGTTGTTTATAGATACATGTTCTGTAGTACCAAACTTAGAAGTTACTTCTTCTATATCATTATTTATTAGAGACTCTTTAAATACTGCTTTGGGTTCAAATAAATCTTCAACTAATGCTACTGATTTAGGATAGAATGGTTGGAAGATTGAATCTAATCTATGATTAGGAGGAAGTTTGTATCTATGTTTTGTCATCTTAATACCAAGATATCTATTACCCTCTTTATCATATTCTGGAACAATGATAAATGTACCATCAAGGTTAGTATCAATCTTAATAGATTCACCAATATTTGCACGGCCTAGTTTCTTAATAGAATCTAGTTTATTTGCATTTCTTCCCTCATCAATAATCTTCATCGCTTCACGATTAAGTTGTGATGCAGTTATTACTGGAATCTTTTTAGAGATTGCAAATGTTTTAAAGTCATTTACAACTGTACCTAAATCCTGATAAACATCTTTGGTTCTTTCGGATGGTTTGATACGCATCATATAGTCTTGCAAGAATGCTATTGTTTCAAATCCCTCATCTTCAAGATCTTCTACTATTTTATACATATAAGTCGTATCTACAGAATTTACTGGTTTATATTTGATAACCAATTCTACAGCACGCTTATTCTCAGGATCGAATTCAAATTGACATGCTTTGAATTGTGCTATTGCATCTTCAGCAGTAGCACATGCTTCCATAGATTTACCTTTAGTCATGATATGATATAAGGAACAAACTGTTTCTACAACCAAGTTTTCCATTGTCAATAATACAATACAAGGTTTCTTAGATTTATCTTGAGTTATGAAATCTTGATTATACTTCCATAGCTGATACATGATGTTTTCTAATGTAGTTGTTTTGCCAGAACCTGATGCACCAAAGAATGAATACACACGTTCTTTTTGGAAACCCCCACCAAGCATCGCATTGAATCCCTGCATTCCTGTAACTAGTTTATATGATGGACTTGTTACATATTTATGGATATCTGGAACTGTAGTTTCCAATTGAGATAATCTAAATAGAGTATCAGATGAATCCTTGTTTATCTCATTACGTCTAAATAGAGTTTGTAAGTCACTAATTCTAGATTTAAGATAATCAATAGTTTGATTCTTCTCTCTAAAATCAGCATTTTGATATTTAGTAATCGCTTCAAGTAATATCTTAATATGTTCATCAACCTCTGTATTGGTTAATATCATTGAGATATTACCCTCAACGGATACAACTTCATCATTAGAAAGTTCTCTAGAGATAGCTGGATCTTTCTCTAAACTAGTTATATCCATTATTAAGTTTATATTAGATAGAATCATCTCTCTGTCATTCAGACCTTGCATTCTATTTTCTAATATAGCTTTTAGAAAACGTAGTTTTATGGCACAGTTTTGATTCTTAATAAAGTCCTCAGGGTTTAGTCTTATGACCAAACTATTCAGCATTGTTAGTCCGTGCTTACGGATATTATCATTCATAGAAAGAGCATATCTACAAAAAGAATTTAGCATATACTCATTAATGCCAGAAGCTTGAGGAGCTTTTCTAGCAGATGGTGTTGTAGTCGTTGTATTGAATTTAGCTTTTCTTTTATTAAAGTCTGTCATACTAGAAACTCCCATAATTTGATATTCAGTTCTATTAGTATTATAATGTTTTTGGGGTTAAAGTTTTTCAATATAAGACATGAAGTCTGCAAACTTTTCAACAGTCCAAAAATCATTTCCCTCTTCTTGGTTTATGTATTGAATCAACTTTTGCTCAGGAGATAGATTTTGATCAAATAGATAATCATATTGCTTATACTTCTGATTCATCGTATTTAATTCTTTTTGTATCTTTTGTTGTTCAAAGTTAGTTTCAATTTTTATATTAGCCTTACTCCTATAGAAGTTCTTTAAGAGTTCTATAGTTCTAGGATTATTCTTAGTAATAAGAATTCTAAGATGATCAATACCCTCATTTAATAATGCTTTGATATAATCAATTATAATCCTAGGATCTTGATCAATCATTTCATCAAGATTAATTGTATCGTATCGGAAAGATTTAATAGGTTCAAAATGAACCATATATTTTCTTTCTTTGATATTGTGTAGAAGAATTATAAATCCTTTTTCCTCTTCTTCGCCAAACTTGTACCTTATTGGAGATCCACAATAATAGAAATCGCTACTATACACCCCATGTACATGAACGTGCCCAGATATAATAGGACCTTTGCAATTACCAAAGTCTTCTATGTCGAATACTGGTTCTCTATTAGAATTAAGATCCCTTTTATTCTTGCCAAATATAGATCCTTTAAAAGTTCCATGCATATAACATGCATCATATAATCCAGAATTTATTAAATATTGATTGTAATATGGTTCACCCATATTATACATTTCTGGAATACATAGAATCTTCTTGCCTTTGACAAATAAAAATTGAGTTTGGGTTACGATTCTTAAGTCGCAACCTTGATTCATAAATGGCACAAAGATCTTGAGCTGATCAGCATCATGAGATCCAGTACCGTTTATAAGTATCAAGGTTGCATTCTTTCTTCTACATATATCTACAAGTCTTTGAACAAATGAGATTGCATATACTACCGCATCAGAGTTTGCCATAAATTTATGATCAAATATATCCCCATTTACAGATACGATATCTAATACATTCATCATTTCAAGATAGTTCAAAAACTGTTCATTCAATATTTTATATTCTGTTAAAGGCTCTATAGTACCAAAGTGTAAATCTGATATATGAGCTTCAACAAAAGTATCTTTTGTATTGTCAAAACTTACTACTTGTTTCATTATTTTTTTAATCACTCCTTACAATATTATAGTATGTGACCAAAATTTAAGTTAAGAATAATACTAGAGCAAGTTTATGCTCTAGTATCATTAACTTGTTTTGATATTCCTACGTTTAATACAGATCTGAGGATTATATCTAAAATACCCATTATATTTACTGCCATAACAGAATATTTACTGTATTCCTCAGCTTTTAAGTTCTTACTAAACTTATAATAAGGATTTAATATTAAACCCTTTTCGTCTATTTGAAATCTTCTAAAAGATTCTACTTCAGCAGTTGCTGTTTCTAATCTTGTAGAACATTTATAGATTGTTTCTTCTATAGTATAATTTCGATCGTCCATATCTAATCTAAGTTTAGTCTTTATAAATTTATCCTTAATAGGACGATATAAACTGTTTAGGTTATAATTGATTATGATAATCTTGTTTATACGTTGAAAAGCATTTTCTCTTGTATCATTATATTCGAATATGATATCACAGCTATCTCTATTATTTTCAAATATACCTTTAAGAAGATCTTCAAGGTCTACTTGGAATAGTGTAGAGAAATACAATAAGAATATAGAGTATCTCATTACATGATATACTATGGTTTCTGGATGCTTGAAAGATTCTTTTAATATCTTTCTAGATCCTTTAGATATTCTATTACTAAGAAGAGGAAATTTAATATGTTTTATAATCCATCTTCTTATATATCTAACGTATTTATTTCCATCAGTTCTATTAAAGTCATTGATATAACTAGTAAAATCTTCAAAGATATTTAATGGATCATATTTATCATGCACTTTGTGGTTGGAGCTGATGAAGTTTCTTGGTAAGATCATTAAAATTCTCCTCAAGATAATGAATGTGATAATAACTATAGAGAATTGATATAAAAGTTCTTTCACACAAATCGAAATAATTTTTATGATCAGGAATAGATAAGTCCAAAATATATTCTTTGTATTTAGGTTGATACTTATTTAGTTGAAGAATGATAACTCCATCTATATTAATACCCTCTTTTTCTCTAAGTACTTTAGAATATGCCGCTAATTGTAAATAGTATTTATAGGTGACATGATTAGAAGTTTTAAAATCAATAAGATAGATCTTATCATTTATCTTCATCAGACAATCATAAGTTCCACCATACCACTCACATACTAATTTCTTTTCCTGTCCTAAGATTTCATATTTATTATCTTGAATAACTTTCCACCATTCTTTAAAGGCATTAAGGCAAACTTGTGGAGTATCTTCTGGTACTGGTAATCCTTTTAATAAACATTCAATACCATGATGGACTTTAGTTCCAAATGTGGCTGCTTGATTTAAAACGTCTCTATATCTTTTATGCTTAAACCCTAAACTATTAGCCCAATTCATTAACTTTTCTTCACTAATCATTTTAGAGAGTACCTCCGTAACTCGAGGTACGTTTTTCCCATTATATGTATATCTATCACTGGAGTTCATCTCCACATGTAGGTCTAAAATATCTTGTAATTCCATTTTCTTATCCCTTTCTATTATACTTAATAACAAGTCTAAGACATCGTATTTTATCATATTGGAGATGCTTTATTGACCACAGGGACATTAAAATAACTATTCAAAAATATCTAATAGGAGGAAATAAAACCAATGAAGGAACTTAAATCCTACTCTGACTCTTACTTTTATAAACAGTATCCAAAATATCAAAAACTCTTATTGGATGCTATTATGACTGATCCATTAATCGATAAAGCCTCTGAAGAATTTAAAGGTGTTATTCTTGATTTGAAGCACCAAAGAACAGATGAAGCTTTATTACGTATCTTAAATTCTAATAATACAATTCTCTTAGATTGCCAAGTTCCATTACCTAGAACTTTCAAAGTATTCTGTGCTAAAGAAATGAAAGGTAAAGATCGTGGCAAGATTAAGGTATTTATCGATGCTTCTACTTGTATCGTAAAAGATCCTAAACACGGTGATTATAATGTAAATGAAACTACTTTAGTTTCTTACCTTATGAATGCTGGTGTTACTATGATCTACCATAAGAAATTTGATCTTATTAAACGTAGATCCAATTTGATCTTAAATATTACTAGATGCTTCGCAGATTCCTTTACTCATATTATTGATTTCTTAGCAAAAATCTCTATTCAAGAATCTAGTAAGATTCGTGTAAATTATTTTGCTGCTATGTACTTCTTGATGGGTGTCCTTCAAATGGAAGATGAAGATAAAGCTAGAGATATTGCTATTAGAGTAGCAGGTGTTTCTAAAAATGAATCTACTCTTTTAGATATCTCTATCGAAAGAGCTTGTCGTAAACACAGCGATATTAAAGAAAAAGATACTAATCCATATGAAAATATCAAGATCTTTATCAACTCTTTAAGAGATGCTATGCATCTAAATCCTAAAGCTATTAGCTTGGATACAGTTGTTGAAAGATGGATGAGACAATTTGGTCCTGGTACAGTATTTGGTTTAGAATACTATCCAGCTTTCTCTGCTATGATTACTGATGCATATGTTGGTGGTTATTTGAATAACCAAAAGACTATTGAAAAGATCTGTGGTAAAGATATGGTTCAATATTCTAAAGATGTAATTACGATGCTAGGCACTATTGCCTAATAATACTAGGAGGTATTCGTAATGCCTAATTTTTTACTTAACCTCCATTTTGATAAAACTGGTTGTACAAATTCTTCTGTTAAAAACTTAGGTGGGGTATCTTTTACAGATACCTCATCTATTATTGAAGCAGCTGGTACTGCTTATTTTAAACCATTTAATGATAATGCTGGATTATGGTTAGAAGATGTGTCTAAACTAAAAGCACACTTCAATTCTAATCAAAACTTCACTATTTATCTTAAATATAGAATTAAGAAAGAGAACTTAGATAAAAACGTAAAGGTTCCAATCTTATCTTATAAGAAGAATAATAAAAATAGTTTTAATAACTTCATCTATATAGAAGAGGCAGGATATTTTACATTCCAAATTTCTCCAGAAGAAAAGTATTCTAGTGCTATTGTGGATTATACATTCAATGATAAATGGCATTATCTTACAATTACTAGAGAAGATAATGTACTTAGAATATTCGTTGATGGTTGTCTAACAACTATAAATGATATTCAAGGAAGTATGATATTTGGAGATGAGTTATTCGTTGGATACAAACGTAGTACTAGAAATGACGTATTCACCTTCAATGGTGGATATTTAGATGATATTAGTATTATTGATGAATGTATATATTATGATACCTTCATTCCTCCTACTCTATATATCACAACAGAAGATACTATAGAAAACTATTTTAGAAATAACCATTCAAATGTTTTAAGTCAATTAGAACCAGAAACTCAGGATCTTATTGATCACAAAATGGAATCTACTTCATATTATTTTAATGAAGCTCAAAGAGGATATCTTCCTCAAAGACTTAGAATAAAATGGCATGAAGAAAGAGAATACTTTAAGAATGAAGAATGGAATAGAGAATCTAAGTATATAGATTCTACAGTAATTTCTTTATATAATATGGCTCATGATAAAGTTGGTTTTGAAGAGAAACGTTTCTTTGAAGGAACAGCTTATCACTTATTAGCAAATAAAGAAATCAACCCATTCTTATTATTTGTAGATGGAAAGTTTGTTCCATTATCAGAAATTTATATGATTAGATCAGATGATTTCTATACAGTATTCATTAATAATAGAGATCCTATCTTATCTGGTCCAGTAAAATCTGTTGAATATATCAAGATTCCTTTCCCAGTAATCTATGAAGAGTTTATTGGTGAAAGAGAAGATAAAACTCCTATCTATAAATTCAATAAAGATGGTTACTTTGACAATTCCCAATCAGCTATTTATTTCTATTATATAGATAATGAATCAGCTCCAAATACTAAAGTTAGAACAAATGGTATTTATGAACAAACCATGCCTTCATATGTAGATTCTGAAGGTGGATCTGAAAAGCATAATGACGATGAACTAGTCCATTATGTATGGAGATATGGTAATCTAGAAGCTAAACGTGTTCACGGTAAAAATATCTTTATGTATTTTAGAGCATGGGACCATGGTTATGTAAAACCAGGAGATCAAATAGTTTTATATAGAGACAATGTTCCATTGGATCCTAGAACTTATCGTTTGATGGGTGTTGATTTAATTGAGTTCTTTAATTATCAAACTCTAGATCTTCCTGATACTCTATATACTATGGAGATCATTACAGATAATTCTGATTGGTTAATAGAAGACTATGCTACATCTAAAATCTTCTCTATGGTTGCAGAAGAGGAAGAACAAACAGTATTCCAATTACCAGTAGAAGATTGGCCTGATGTAGATAAGTATAATCAAATACTTATCTTTAATGGTAGTATATTCTTAAATCAAAATGATTATATTGTAAATAATATAAATCATACTGTTACCTTTACCAACTCTACTAAATTAATTCATAAAGGTGATACTTTAATATTTGCTTTTGTTAATATCACTAAGGGATCTCAACATGGCCCTCTTCATTTAAAACCTTATTTCTTCTCTCAAGAAATAAAATCAAACTCTAATTCTATTACCTTACCAGATATGCCTGGATTAGAATATAATATGAATAACTTTATGCTATTCATAGATGATAAAGTAGTCATTCCTAGAAGATATAGAATTGAAGGGGATAAGTTAGTATTCATGGAAGCTAATGATGGAGTAAAACAAGGACAAATAGCTGTCTTTACTCTATTTAAATTAGTCAGCGAATATGATGATCCTACTAATATTAGATATAAAGCAATTCAAGAAGAATTATCACTTGGTCGTAGATTCATTCTATATGATATGACAATTGATAAAAAGTATAAAATTACTTTAGACAATTTAGTAGCTTTTGACCAAAATGGTAGATATATACCTGATTTGTTTGGTCAAATTTATAATAGGAATATTATCAAGTGTTTATATAGTGGAGAACCAATGCTAAGGGTTCCTACATATATCAGCTGTATTTGGATGGAGGATTCACTTCCTAATGAGGCATTAGCTGTTCATCCTACAAATAATGCATTTATGAATGGTTACATCGCTTTATTCGAAGAATTCTATGAAATGGATGATCATTTCAAAGAGTTGATGTCTGACTTCAATACACGATATTATAAGAGCAAACACTATGGTGAGAATTTAGCTAGAGCTTTAGATTATATGGCTTGCTATCAACAAATTAAGTTCGATAAAGTCTATGAGGATAGAGCTACTGCCGATAGAGTAACATTCGATATTGGTAGACTAAATTCTTCTTCTACATTTGATGCCAATGGAGATATTGCTTATGAAATGGAAAGAAATGAATTTAATAGTCGATACTATAGATCATTCACTATTTATTTCTTAAATGGTATCGTTCCTGATTGGTATGATCAAACTTCCTATTCTGGTAATAGAGTTACAATCCATACTCCAACCAAACTTAAGAATGGTGAGAATGAACAAATCTTTACTGAAACCAAAGTAATTGGGATTCCTATACCATTTGAGTTTGATAAGACTATTGGTGTTGAAGATACTAATGATTTATATCTTAAAGAATATGGCGATAAGAAAAACCAATTCGGTAAAATAAGATATAAAGGATCTGCTCTTGCTGATATAAAAGACGTATATAGACCTAGAAGAACTGAGTTTCTTGGACGTATTAACGTAGATTTTGAATTCGATTACAATATAAGCAATGGGCTTATCAATGTTATCACCGTTATGAGTGGCTTTGGTGAGCCCCTTTGTAACTTATATGTGGGCAATCAAGAGGAATATAAGCAAGTCATGAATGCATTAAATCCCCATAACCCAGTATTTAGCTACAACTTAAAGGATATAGAAAACAGATCTAATTTGCGTTTAAGTATTACTTATAAAGACGATCAATACAGATTCGTTCTTAGTAGGAATAGAAGAATTATTGAAAGCGTATATCTTCCTATTCCTTATTCTAATGGCACAGTTATTGCATTTGGTTCTACATTTGATACTACCAATAATGGAGATTACAGATGTATTAAACTAAAACAGTTTGAACCTGATAAAGAATTAACCTTTAGAGGCACAGCTAGATTTATTTATGGTACTTATAGAACAGCTAGTTCTGTAGACGTATTGGAATCTATTCGTTGCCATAAAATGGTAAACTTCTTACAGCCATTAGATAGCCAATTATTATATATAAATAATAATACTCAAGACTTCTTAGGAAAAGTAAGAACTGGATTTGAAGCTAGTTCTGAAGTCTTTTCTATTGTGGAAGTTCCTGAAAAGACAAGGGAATCTGAATTCACCGCATCTATTAGAGTTAAACCTGGCTTAGCACTTTATGAAAGAGATATCTCGTTTGATATCCCATCCCAAGTTCAAGTTAAGGTTGATATCAATCCAATAGATATTGATTGTGATGTAGATCTCTATGTATGGGATTATGTAGATCCTACAGATAATAGTGGTGAATCTTATGAGTTCTATTGTAAGGTAAATCCATCTTACAATTTCACTCCTGTAGATATACCATGTAAGATCGAAGTTCCAATTGTTATTATTAAAGCATAACACTATTACTACAACAAACCCCTATACGATAATTTCGTATAGGGGTACATACTAGTAATAAATTTCGCTTTTTTATTGTTAAGGAGGGAGAGCATTTGTACACTAAGCTTGTAACCAAAGTGGTTACAATTCCAATCCCTTTTAAAGATAGTTATTATGATGGGCCGTCTCATATTCGTAAACAGATAGATGGTCTTGAAAATATTATACTTTCTCAGATAGAGAATGATAGTACAGATAGTGAAAATAAGATATATCCTATATGGCAATATAGGAGGGAAATAGACAGAATATCTGGAAATTCTACATATGATAGAACTGATTCAGAATATCAATTAAACTCTTCTGTATTATTTGATCTATCTTCTGTTTATGTGCCAAAACCAAATGAAAATGTTTTAAAAATAACATTTAAAACTAATCAAATAGGATTAGATAGACTTCGAACTTCTGATCCAAAAAATATAAAAACAATAGATTCTCCTATTGGGGCTACTAGTATATTCTCTATATTTGATAAATATACAACAGTTCCTATAGTAAATATAATTGCTGGTGATAAAGGTAATTTTGAAGATGAGCTATATAAAGCTTATCCAAGTTTATCTAAAATGGCAAATTTTAATCCATTAAATCCTAATAAAAATGGAGAAATTATTTCTCTTTATAATCCTATTTTAACAGTAGAATTTTTAAAGGGTGATGGGTGCAAAGTTACTTTTAGCGCAGACGAAATCCCTACAGAAGAGAAGATTATTCCTAAATATAATCTAAACTCCTTATATTCTGTATTTGCAATCAATGGTTATATCACAGATGAAGCTGATCATAGAAATACTGAGTTCTATAGATATAATATTCAACCTACTCAACAGGCTTTGAGTGTTAGCGCAAATGGTGTTTATGATTCATATATTCAAGTAGAATATGGTACTCTTCAAAACTATGTAGATGAAAATCCATTAATTACTGGCGATTTTGAATACGTTCAAGGTGAAGAAGATAAAGACCTTCTAGAAGGAACAGTTGAATTATCTAAAACAGATATGGAAGTAGAATTCCCTCTAACTATTTCTGTTATAGAAAAGAAACGTTATGAAGGTCCTGTAGATCCTAAATATATTCGAAGAACAAATCAGAAGACTACAGATTTCCAAATAATAGAAGAATTAGAATCTAAGTTTAAAGATAGATGCTGTTTGTGCACTGGTATCAAATATGATGATATTCAAGTATTTGTAGAAGTTACTAGTGGTCATTTATATCCTTTAAAATATATTATTGATGATAAAAATAATATGGTATTTGAAGATAATAAATATGCTGCTAACCTTCCACTTTATGCAGGATCTAAAAGACAGTTCTTATATAATAGATATATGATAGATAAGGACACTAATTATCTTTCTCTTGGAGAAGAATTTAAATCTGGATGGGATCCTAAAAGATATATGATCTTTAAGAATGGTCATCTTTTAAATAATTCTATATATCAAATCATTGCTCCAAACTTCACAAATGGAGTTAAATATAAACGTATATATTCTGCTAGTACTTTTAAAGAATCTGATTATGTAGACGTATTCTATATAGAATGTGATGATAACTTTACTCATGTTCCATATAACCATGACGTCTATATGAGTTCTAAGGTTGTTTATCCTGAAAAGAATAATCAAACTGTAGTAAGAGTACCTTACCCATATAAATCTTATCCTAGAGGAAATAAATACTTCTTTGTATTTAATAAAGACGGTATATACCTAGATAAGAGAAAACAATATACCTTATCAGAAGATGGGGACTTTATTACATTATACGAAACACGAGCTTTACAAAAGACAGAAACTACTGTTGATTGTTTAGTCTTTGTATTCCCATATGTAAGAGCAGACTTCGAAGTTGATGGTGAATATGCTGAAGATGGTAAGTTAGAAAACTCTGGTATTACATTTGTATATTCTTATGCAGATGGTGGTACTGATACAGGTCTATTAGACTTTAAACCAGTATTTAATTCTTATGAACTTACTAAGGATAACTTCCTATTATTTGGTAATACTACTTATATAGATCCATCTAGATATGAATTACTAAGTAATGGGAAAATTCAGTTATTAGATCCTGTCGATATTCGTCACTGTAAGTATGCTCAATATGTAATGGTGATATTCAATAATATTGGTGTATTAGAAGAGTATAAAGAAAACTCATCTGAAAATCTAAGATTCAATATTAAGGTTCAGCAAGTTACTGCTAAACAAGATAATCAAGTTACATTTGAACTTCCAGATGGTATTGGTTATAATACTAAATTCTTAGCTTTTGCTGGTAGTCTTTCTTTAGACGAAAGTGAAAGATATGCATACAATCCAGTTACTAAAACTCTTACTCTTACAGAACCAGATTATAGTTTAGATGCTGGTAGAAATCTTACTATTGTTACAGTAGAAGATTTGGAAGCTAAGGGTGGATTTACTGAAAGAGTAGATTTTGAAAAGATAGAATTCCCTATCACTGCGAAAACTATTATTTCTATACCAAGCTGGTATATCGATCAGATGAAAATTACTCCTAATAATATAGCATTGTTTATCAATGGTGTATTTATTACTCCAGAAAGATATACTCTAAAAGGAAACGTTATCATTCCTACTTATAAGAATGATAGACAATTTAATTCTGATAAAACTATTACAATCTTATACTTCTACAAGAAGCGTGTATCATCTGCTGAAGATGGAATCGAAGGCCCATACGAATTATTCAATATGACTAGAGATCATGATGATATCTGGTTCGATGAAATGTATGCTAAACCAACATTAGCTGGTAAAGCAGTAGATTTCACACAGAATATTATCTATGGTAGATTAGAATACATGGAAGACCTTTCTAACTGGTATACTAGAGTATTAATCTCTGGTGAGGTAGAATATTCTCAAGATCATCCAGTATCCTTAGACTTCATATCTGGTAACCTTCAGTTATACTATAATGCACCTATTTCAGCAGATATCAATGCAACTATTGATGATCTAGATGTAGAATGGTATAAAGTAAGTCCTAACTTAAATGGTAGAGAAGTAGATACATTGTACAGACTTCCTGATATGGCTAAGTACGTATTAATTGCCAATAATGTTGGTGCTATCCATACTAAGATGAATCAAGATAATAGCTTCTATTCTATCTTTACAGATAATGATGATATAGTAGCTATTAAGTTTGAACCTACTACTTCATTAGAAACTATTACTCCATACACATTTAGAGGTATGACTAAATTAGCATACGTTGCATTTGATAGAAATAATAAACGTATCAGTCCTTATGCATTTGCTATTACTCCTAAATTGAGATCGGTTAAACTTGTTCCTGAAATAAAGGTAGAGGAAAATGCATTTGGTTTATTAGATACTTTATATATTGCAGAAAATGCTAATGTTGCTGATAATGCATTCGAACCTGCTAAGAATATAAGAATTAGTTATGATAAGACTTCTGAAAACTATATTATGGATAATACTCCAGAAAATAGAGTTGGTACTTCTGAAATAGAAGTTCCTCTATCTGCTAAAGTTATTCAATCTTATCAATTCTATGGATTTAATAATCTAACTAGAATGGATTTAGAAAATACAGTATTAAAGATTATGCCTGCAGCATTTAAAAACTGTGGTAATCTTTCTGCTATTAAACTAAAACCAAACTTAACTTATATAGGAAGTGGGGCATTCTCTAATAGTGGATTAAATGAATTGAATATTCCTTCTACTGTTACTACAATGGAAGAAGGAGTATGTAAAGGAGCTACTAAATTAACCCGTGTAGTTATTCCTAATTCTATTGAATCAATATTAGAATACTCTTTCTATGGTTGCGACAAATTAAATGAAGTAGTTATAGAAGATGCAGTAGAACCTACTCTTGGTGTAAGAGGTAAAGGTTTAAAATATATAGCTGATTATGCATTTGGTTCTAATGAATTAACTGAAATTACTATTCCTGCATCTGTAAAAACTATTGCTAAAAATGCATTTGCAAACTGTCCTAATTTGAGAACTATCAATATTGCAGAATATCCTGGATCTCATGTATCTGATTTATCTGCACAATCTATTGATAATGCTCCTTGGGGTGCACCAAATGCTAGAGTTAATTATTTATAATAGCTGAAAGGAGTACCCATGGCTAGTATAGTCGATAAAAATAACGGCCAAACAGTATTCACTTTCACTCCAAATAATGGAATCCCAGTTGAGTTAGACTTGACTGGGATACACTCTATAAGAGTTCAATGTTATGGAGCTGGTTCATTATGTGGAGATAATAGAACAGGATCTAGAGGTGGTTATACTTCTGGTATTTTAGATACTTCTAAAATAGATATCTTGTATCTTACTGTTGGGTGTTTACCAAAAGGAAGATCTGGCGGTCTTGGATTTGGTAAAGGCGGAGATTCTAGATACCCAGAAATATCTCAAATGATGGGATATGGTGGTGGAGGTTCTTCTGGAGTCTCATTAGATAAAAATGATAAAAATACTGCTATCATGATCGCTGCTGGCGGTGGTGGTGGTACTGATTATATAGATTATAAAGGATCAAAAGTATATCTAGAAGGCTATGATGGTGGTGGATATACTGGAGCTCCAATACTAACTGCTAATGGTAATGAAGATTATGATGGGGCAGATAGTTGGTATAGATATGGATATACTGGGCAACCTGGTACTCAAGACGGACCTGGTATGGGTGGTAGTTTAGATAAGTTCTCTACATTTACTACAACTCCAGATTCTAATGGTACTGCTTTTAATGGTGGTCCTGGTAAAAGAGATCTAGCTACTGACAGAGTACACGGCGGAGCTCCTGGTGGTGGAGCTGGCTGGTATGGAGGCGGTGGTGGAGACATCAGAGCTGGTGGTGGTTCATCATATATCTCTGGAGATCCTAAATGTAAAGCCTTCCCAGGAAGAGCAGAATTTGTTGATACAGATATTATTACTGGCGGTAATAATCAATCATTTGAAGGTAAGATTGTTATTACCGTTTTAAAAGCAGAAGCAGATGGAAAAGAATTCCAATCTACTATTACTATTGCACCAAATAATGCCGTATTAGATATTGAAATACCATTCCCATATAAACAATTTACAGAAATGCAATTCTTCGTTACAGATAATGAAGGAAGATTAATTCCTCAAGCATATTATGATAGAATTGGTGAAAGAACTATTCGTATTAAAAATGCAGTGCCATTTGGTATTACAGAAGAAGACGATATTAAGTTTACCTTCTGTCATAATAAAGGACAGTATGCTATTCAGAAGATGGAATTACATATTTCTGGTGAAGATGGTATTAGAAAATATGATATCAATTCTCCATATTATGCTATGCTTGATCTTAGAACTAGATTTAAAGTATTCTTAAA